TAACGTAATTACCTTGCAGGCCTGTTCCGAATGAAACTATTTCTTTTTGATTTTGAGCTGTCCACAGCTTCCATTTAGCATATCGTATTGCTTGACTTTCAGAAGTACACCCAAAAGCAACAGCATTTCGAGTAATTACTTTACCTTGCTTAACAATAGAAACAGGATCTTCATACATAACAGGAACTTGTACATAGTTACTTTTAGGATCATTAAAATAAACTATATATTGATTTGGTCTTAATTTTGACGAAGTAGTTTGATACTGAAACTTTCCTCCTGTTACATTTCCTTTTGTAAAAGTATGCACAGGATTAGAAGGCGCATCTTGTAACAAGGTTAACTGCGAGTCCATCCAGTATAGAATAGAAGTAAACGCACTTGCTACATCCTTTAAAACCTTATACACTGCCTCAGCTTTTGATAGGTATAGATTCATTCTAAATCGAGGTTCGTATCTAACCCCTGTTGCAGAACTACTTGTAGTAGCAAGCTCTAAAACTCTGACTCTGTCTCCTTCCGCATAAGTTACTCCAGAAGTACGTGCCATTTCATTCCAAGCTGCTTGGCTGCCTAAAGTTTTAATTTCATAAAATTCATCTATTTCAAATAAGCTAGCCTCCGTTTCTTCACTAGCGGGTACTAACTCATCACAGTATTTTGCAATTCTATACAATGCATATTTATCCATTAAAGTAGGATCAATCCATTTACCTGCTCCATACCTAGTATTTGTTGCTAGATCATAAAAGATCCAAGCAGGATTGTCCGTATAAACATTATCTATAAAAGTGCCGTTCCAAAATCCTTGATATTTTGCTAATCCTGTATCAGAGTACTCTCTAGGTGTATAAGTTGACGGAACTTTTATTAAACGGCCCATTATATCAAAAGTTCTCTTAGGAGCCGTTTTAAATTGTCGAGAAGAAAATACAGTATTAATTAATGCAGAATTAGGATACGTAAGTTTATCTTGAAAAGTTGCTCCACAATTTGTAATTTGTGCTGTTGCTATAACATTCCAAAAATTTGTATCTTTATTAATTCTTGTTCCGTCTGCGCGCATTGTAGCGCCGTTGTGTCTTGTAATTCTGTAAAAATGTACCTTAAAATTATTAAACTCTCCGTATTTTATTCTAAATTGATTAATATCTACTTCATGTGTAAAAACCAAAGAGCCTTGCCTTTTTCCTTGGTGCATTAATAAATTGGGGTATAAATTTATTAATGCAAATCTAGTACTGCCTCTGTATAATTCTAAAAGTACACTGTACTTTGCGGTCATATAGTAATAATTAGGAGGGCCATCTCCTCCAAAATATATTAGCCCTTGAGGATAAACTATATCAAATTGTATAGTATCTGCATTGGCTATTTGAGTTTGGCTTGTTAATCCAAAATCATTGGCGCTGAATTCTTTTGAAGTAGGTTCTAAAGCGTCTAGATCACCTTGTTCCGGTGGCTCGATTCCTTCGGGATTTAAATATTGAGGTTCAATCGGGCGTGGAACTAAACTTTTGTGACCTGTACTTTGGTCCCAAGTATTTGGATTTGCATCATACACTCTATAATCAAATTGTGCTATTTCCTCTGACCTATTATTTTGAGGAACTACGGCTACAGAGCCCCCTACATTTTGAATTCTAGGTAATGCATATTGATCTACAGTGCCAAAATTCTCTTGTACAATTAAATCGTCTATTTTTGCAATATGAGTAGTAACGTTATACGTAGTATCAACATTAGTGCCCGTACTTATAGCCGAGTTAAATGTATCTGCATCTGTTAGCCAAAATAAAGAAGTTTGTGCTATTGGCGCATTTCCTGATACAGTTATTGTTCTATTAGTATTATTAATAGAAGTTACTTTTCGGTGTTCAATTATTGTGATATAAGCAGTTGTTGAATTTACAAGTATATCATCGTATAGTCCTGTAGAAACACTATTAAATGCAGCTTCCATAGTAGCAGTAGTAGTGCTATTAACTGCTAAAGCGCCTTGAAGACTAAATCTAGTTACTTGACCTGAAGGAAATAAAAATGTAAGTGCAGCTATTCTAGCAAAAGAATCTGTGGTAGAGGTTTCAAACTGTGCCGCTGAAAAATTAAAAGGAGAAGGAGTACTTGCATTTGTTTGAAGCCCAAAAGTAAGTCCAGAATTAGATTTACTTTTAGAAGTTATATCTACAAAAAAAGTTTTGTGTAAAATAGTGACTAGTTCTCGTCCCTGCCCTAATTCTATATCTTCAGGTAAAGTCACGTCATTATCTAAAGTTCCCGTAGTACTACTACCATCAAAAGTAATTGACGCAGTTATTCTTTTTGGTCTATACCCGGCATATTTGCCTTCTTCAGCGGGATTATCATCAAAATATACAGATTTCGCGCCGTCAACAAGACCCCATATAGGACCTTCACTTATTAGATCAGTATAGGAAACATTTTGGTACTCTCCACCAATATACGTTCCCACAGCAGGAGTTCTATTTTCTCCTTTTTTGGTAGCTTTTATTGTCTCTGAAATGAAACCGGCCATATTTTTTCTCTTATAAAGTCAATTCTGTAGCTGATGCAATTGCTGCGGTAAATTTCATAGTACTAGCTTGTCTGCTGGTTCCCCCTTTTGCTCCATACAAATGATCGGAATTTGTACTATTTTGAGAAATTATTGCATTACTTGCTCGTATATCAAAACTAATTGGTTTTGCAGGGACTCTCATTCTCCCATAACAAATGGGAATTGGGTCATTTTCTCCTATAATTTGTGCTGTACCTGAGTAGAGATAATCTTCCCCGGCTGCTTCATCTTCTCCCGGGTCTGGGGCAAGTAGTTCTGCTATCCCAGAAAAAACCATTGAAACACCTTGTAAAGCTAAACCCCACTGTCCAGTCGTTATACCCACTATAACTAATACTATTCCTACGATTGCTTTGAACAAACCCTTAAGAGAGATCGCACCAATAGGTACAGGAGTTATAACCATATCTCCTTCTCCATAGCGCAAAGTTAATTCGTGCTCGCCTACTGCTACATTATTAATTTTACAAATAAAACGAATTTGTCTTTTTTCAGAGTCTAGTAAATATTGTTTAAAATCTTCAAAATTTGCCATAAAACATTTGATTACATCTTGAAAGGAAGAAGCTTCAATATACGTTTCTTTTCCAAATTTTTCTCCTAGTTCTCCTTCAAAAATAACTTTTCTCATTGTTTAACTCCTACGGTTAACTTTGGTAATAATACATTTAATTTCATATCTGGGTAAGAATAAATATAGTAGGGTATAGCCATTGCATTGCATCCAGTTATATCCAAATTGGAAGGAGTATTAGGCGCATTAATATGGCTATGAACAATTCCTTCTATTTTATATGTTCTTATAATATTGAAGTACTCTTCGGGGCAAAAACAAAAAGTATCAGTATTCTCTGAAATGTTTTTACATTCAATAAATTTAAAATTATCTATAAAAACTCCGCAGGCTTCTTTGGGAGCATATTTTTTAAAATGATCTTTAATTTTACTCATCGAAACTTTCTAGATCCTGGAAAGCCCCCAAAAGGCAAAGGCTCAGAAGAATTTCTGTGCGTTTCATCATCAGGAATTAGCGATCCTCTAGCAAACCCTGTAATTGCACTTCGTCGAGTTTGAAATCTTACTTTACAAGAACTTAATTTTTTTCCACATATATCTAATCTTTTCCAATAAGTAGGGTACTTTTCAGGCTGTCTGCCCGAGTTTGTAATAATACATTCAAAAAATTGCCACCCTCCGACTGTAGGATGCACTCGTTTTACTAAATCTCCTTGCGCAGTCCCATTAGTAATTCTACTTTCAAATGTTGCTGTACTACTCCATGTTGCAATTCCACTAGATGCAGGATCTGTTGTAATTAGTCGATCATTTTCATCAAACCACATATAAAAAGAGTTGTTACTTACAGGGCAGCCTCCTCGTCCGTGTAAGAGACCTTGATATTCCCAAGCACAATATTTTCCAACAGCAAAACGTGCAGGGATAACTAAACCTTCCATATCTGCAGGACTTACAAGTTCAAATGTGACAAAAACATTGTCTTCTCCGGATACTCTTTCTATAAAATACGTTGCTTTTGGAAATTCTATTCCGAGTTGCGGAGAGTCCCCCGACTTAAAAGTATGTTTTAATAATGTACTTCTATATACAATTTTACAGGTAGTTAAATCATCAGCAGTAAATAATCCTTCTGATTGAAGAACATTATACAATGTTTCTTCATCATCTACTCCGTTTAAATTTGCACCTCTAGAACCTGCTAAGACCGGAATGTTTGCCATCTTTAAGGTGGGTCGATTTGCAGATCCTTCAGAAGTATGCTCCATACCTGTTACTTCTATTGGGAAAGCTAAATATTCATTCATAACTTGACCAGTTTCATCTGGAAAATAAATATTCTCTCCTACACTCCCAGAGTCATAGTCTAATCCATTGTGTAAATATATAACTGTACCACTAGGTAAAGTTACTTCAAAAAGCTCTACTAGAGAATCTTCAATAGATTGCTGTTGAGACTGTCTTACTATAATATAAGGATCTTCTTGAACATTGAAAGAAGACGTCTGTATTAAAGTACTCGCGCCTCCAGTAGTAGAAGCAGTAGCGGTTCCAGAAGAGTTAAATTGAGGAGTTGTATTAAAGTGGTGTAAGTGAAGATAGTATGTTCCAGTCGGACATTCTGACGAAGGAGCTACATTTATAGTTGTACCGTTTTTTGGTCCAGATAAAATTCCGCTTCGTGTAGAAAAACTTCCTAGAGGAACAATATTTTGACCTGCTACATCCGTAGTAATTTTCCAGTAAAATTTTTCAGGGCCTATATTTAATGGAGGAGCTGCTTCCCTGCCTAGTTCATCTTCAAATGTACCGTCTAAATAAGGCTCTAGACTTTCTGGCATAGTTATTTCTATATCTTCTACGCCTCCCGGACCTATAAAACTAGGCAGTCCGGTAAATCCAAAAGCATCTGGAAGTATTAATAAACGAACAGATTGTTGAGCAGGAGGGCTTAAACTTGTAATTCCAATATTAGCTGCAGTAAACCAATACCATCTAGCATAATGATCTGTATTGTCTGCTGCAACAAGAGTCCAAGTAA